TCGTATTCGCTGGCTCAGCAGGTGGTACCAACTTAGTTGAACCAGGTGTGCCAGGAATAGAAACGATATTTGCCTTTGTATCAACTACTAGACGATCAACGCGACCCTGATAGTTCACAAGGTTTGCAGAGTGTGCGGTACCTGGTGTTGGGAACTGATACGAAGTGCTAAGTGGTTCTGTACCAAACTTGACAACTTCACCACTGAAGATTAGATTTGCTGAACCACTTGAAGTCGCGGCTGAAGAAATATTAATCGCAGTAGAGTTGACAATAGACACAACAGTTGCATCAACTGGAATGCCAAAGTTGGTTGCGAATACTGAAGTACCGACGGTGATTACAGATGTATTTGAGATAGCATTGACTGTTACGTTGCCGCTTGTCAATGTACCAGTTAGAATCTGTGTAGTCAATGCACCGTAGTCGATAGGATTGATTGTTGACTTGGCAGTATTAGCTACTGTAATACTAGCAGTATTTGCAATACTTGGTCTAAAATCAACATAATCGATTAGATCGTAGTAGTTGCCCTGACTGTCATACATCTCAGAGATTTCAAGAGTGTTGATATAACCACTTGAAGTTGCTGTAATGTTTGCATATGGTTGAGCATCATTTACTGGATATGAACTACGTGTATAGAAGCCACCACCAGTTTCAGTGAAGTGGTCAAACTGTACTACCAATGCATCTGTTGTATTGATTGCAAGCTGTGACGTTGGAGTTAAATGTAGATACCCCATATCATAGAAGTCTGGATTTTGTTTGTGATCAACATAGAAGTTTGTTGTGACATCAATCCAAGTTGAAGGAATAGATGCAGAGTTTGCTACGTTTGCTGTAACAACTGTGCTACCAGAAATAACACTTGAAGCAGGTGCTTTATAGACTTTCTTCATACGGAAGATGTCTGGAAAGCCTAGTGCCCATGGACCAGTATTTGAGTTGACAGCATTTGCAACGTTGATTGCTACAGTGGTATCACGATTTGGTGTCTTTTGTGTGACTGACTGGCCAGTGGCATATACTGGTGTTACAATAGATACGTTTGATGATGTGGTGTTAATCGCTGCTCCAAGGTTGATGGAGAGTTTTGAACCATTCGCTGATACTGTGACTGAACCAGTAGGCAAAGCCACTGGTACGTTCTTTGGATAGAACACCACAACGTTTGCAGAAGTGTTTGCATTTGCTGGGAATGTATCAACAGTGATTGCACCACCACTAACATTAGCGGTTGCAACTCTCTTGATTTCTCCACCAGTATTTGAGTAGATTTTGAGATACTCGCCAGCATAAAGTGATGATGTAGATCCAGCATTTACCGTAACGATTGTGTTAGATGTGCTGGTAATCAAAGTCAATGAACTTACGTTAGCATTTGCCTGTGCATTCGAACCGGTGAACACTAGACTTAGGTCTAGCATTTGATTATTTGATAGTGTCGCGCCATTACCGTATGGGAAGATTTCTCCAGCGCCAAGTTGTAATGTAATAACACCCGAAGCAGCGTTAACAGCAACGTTAGATGTTCCTGTTGAGAACAAGCCTTGATAGTTGAACGAGTGGTTCGCAGTGCTTAAAACGTTATTTGCGCCAACTGGGAATAGCATTGTCGAGTTGGTGGCTGATGAAAGAATCGCAACGTTCGTTGAACTTATTGTTGGATTGCTTACGAGAACAATATCAGCAATACCCTGGTTGATACCATTGTTATAATAAACAGATTGTGCGTTTAGAAAGTTCTTGCCAGGATATAGATCGATATCATAAAGATATAGCGAAGCAACATAGCTTGGGCTGCCTGGTGTTCCAGACTGTGGCACTAGCGAACGAATACGCGCTGTACCGATTGCGTTACCAACTGGTGTTGTATTACCTGATGAATAAGCAGCATTGTTTGAAAGGAATGTCTTTGCAGTATCGTATAGTGTTACGTAGTCACCAGTATTGAATGCAAACATACCACCAATCTGTTGAATATTGATGTAGTTGCCATAGTTCAATGTGGTGAATAGTGCATTCGATGTTACAGTATTTGTACCTTGGTTGGCTTGTAGAAAGAAGCTTGAATACGTCTGGACTTTATAACCAGAAATGTATGCTTCGCCTGGATCAACAACAAGATTGAATGTCTGTGATTGTGAAGTTGAGTTCGTTGAACTGTCTAGTGCAGTTACAGTTGAAGCAAATGTAAATGGATCAACCAAGAAGTTGCCATTTGTGTCAAACGATCTAGATGCAATATTGTCACCAATGGCGCTGTAGATTGTTTGCTGATTCTGTAGATATGGCTGACCATTCGAGAATGCAGTGATTGGGAAAAATAGTGTGTTCGCTGAAGCAGAAGCCTCATTGATGACAACGAGTGTTGGTGTTAACTGAAGACGATCAGCACCTGGTGCAGCGAAGTTTGGTTGACCTGTTGCATTATCAAGCAAAGTTTCATCAATATTACTATTGATGATTGTTTCGGCTGTATTAAATCCGACAACAACTTGATCAGGATATTGACTGTAGCTTGATACCACAACAGATTGCGGTGCAACGTTAACGAAGTACCCTTTCTGATAAATCACGCCACCAGAGACGGAGAACGCATATCCAAAGCCAACTGGTCCAGTGCTACCAGATGTTGCAGTGTTTGCAACAGTAACCTGCGCGGCATAGTTCTGTGCAGTAAGAAGCGACGTGCCACCTGCGATCTGCGCGACAGTAGCATTACCATTTGCAGTCTTGACTGTAACATAAGGAGGAATGACATATCCATTACCTTGAGTTACCATCGAAGCAGAAAGGATTTGACCTGTAGCCGAAGTAGATACAACAGCATTTGCACCAGAACCAATAATACCAGTAATCGTGGCAGAAGGATCAACTGTTACTGATGAGTTACCAATCTTGATCGCTGCACTATTTGCGAATGTCCATGCACTTGCAGTTACAGAAGTATTTGAGATATCGTATGATGAACTGTTTGAGAATGGTGCAAGATTGAGGACAATCGTATTTACAATCGCAGTTGTATTTACGCCAACAACAGTTGCGCGAACTGTACCTGGATAAGTTCCTGTGTAAACAGTATTACCAACAAGTGCTTGACCACTACCAAGTGATGCTGAGTTCTGTACGGCAATAGCTGACAAGAACACAACAGAATCTGAGTTAGAAATACCAGCAGCGACACCACCAACAGGAACATTGACCGCGAAGATCGAAACGTTTGCGTCTGTGAGTGTTAGAATATCATTCTGCAAATATGCAGTCTGGTTGTTATTTGCACCAGAGTTCGTATAGTTGACAAACAACGTATTAAGAAATGGTGCTTGTGATAGATAACCAGTATTTGAACCGACGATATATGACGTTAGATTAGTCGAAGAACTGGTGGCGAATAAACCAACATAGTTATTAACTAAAGCTTTTCCACCAGCGACAGTAAGGTCATTGATCTTTACATAAGGATAACTGGTAAAGTATTGGAAGTTACATCCCTTGACGATAGTACCTCTATCAAAGATGTTGTCACCAAACTGTTCAATCTGATTCTGAACAATACTCTGAAGAACGTTAAGTTCACGAGTTTGTACCGCCACACTTGGCTTGAATAGAACCTGATAATAGTTCTGTTCGTTTGCGACATAATCGTCAAAATATGGTGATACGGAAAGATCAGTATTGATTGGCATTATAATCCTCAGTAGTTTAGAAGCAACTGAATGGTCTCAGATTGTGTATTTGCTCTATTGATCGCCGTAAAGTTTTCAATATAAAGAACATCGCCGCTTTCTGGTACCAAATCTGGTGGTGTTACTGTATTTATAGTGAATGATTGAGTGTCTTGTGATGTGACAGTGCCATTAGCGGCCACAGAGAATGAGTTGATCGTATTGCTCGAATAGATTGGACCAAACTTATCTGTAACATATACTAATGTTGTATTACCTGCGTAATAGATCGCATTTGCCACGAGTTGACTTGTCGAGTTAGCAATAGAGTTTACCGTTGGATTGCCCTGATAAACAGATTGACCAGAACTAAAAGTGGTTGTGGTATAATATCCACCATATTGATAGAACTGTGTGAATGTGGTAAATGGTTTTGTTTTGCCACTAATAGTAAATGCTGTAATCTGAGCATATGTATTTGAAGTTGTGCCGTGGATCAGACCAGAAGAACTATTTGTTGACACTGCCCATGTAGAACTTGCATTGGTGATTTCTAATGGCGAAGCATCTGTGACAATACCAGTCGAAACAGTATTACCGATTGTTTGTGTGACTGTCTCACCTACAGTGAATAATCCTGTATTTCCAGAAACAGTAAACGTAACATTAGAGAATAATGGATTGCGAATAATACCAATAGACTGATAATCGCTTACCGTTGGGATTGTATTACTTTCTGAGTTGGCAAATGTGATGCTTAGGCCAACTGTATTGCAAAACAACTCGGCTGCTACGTTGGAACCATGGCCACCTTCTGGACCAGCGATGACGCGAATCGTTGCAGTGTTTGACACACCAACAGCAGGAGAAACGTTTACATACGCTCCAGCAGCATATACACCAGTACCGCGATTTAGAACCTGGATCTGATAGATGCTATTACCAGCAGCCGCATTGACTAGAGCGATTGCAGCCGCAGAGGTATTTGCATCACTGCTATTCAGAATCGTAACAGCAGGAGCAATAATATACTGAGAGCCATTGGTTGGTGCGGTAGAAAACTGTGAAGCAAGTGTTAGATATGTACCACTTGTGTTTGAATAGTGGCTTGTGACTTGCTTATATTGACCAGCACCTGTGCCTGAAGTCACATATAGATAGCAGCCATTATAATACTGATTAATATTCGATGCGTCTGTCGGAAGAACAATCAAAGGATATGTGGTATTTGTCACAGACGACGCTGAAAATGTATTATTGTAATAGTTGTTATATCCAGAACCAGTTGTTGCTGTGATATTATTATTTCCATCAACAGGAACAATAACGTCGATTGCACCAGAAACTGCATTGCTTGTTACGTTGGCATCAGGTAAAACTGGAATATATCCGCCAGTAGCAAAAGTATTATACAACGAAGCGGGGAACTTGTACATATATTTCCACTGATATCCATCAGATGTTTCATAATATGGATCACCAGCAATCGTATCGCTGTATAGTGGCTGTGCTGTAGATGCTGCACCGTTATTGTTGTATAGACACTTCCATACATAATAATAAGTCGCTGGTGTGCCTATTGATGTGTATACATAAAAGTTTTCATTAATAAGATTTGTATTCTGGTCATCATACATTGCATAAACTGAGCCAGAGCCCCATGCAACACCAGTAATCATCAATGAAGCATCTGAGGAGTTCAATGCTTTACCGAACAGCATTGTGTTGTATGCAGTAAACTCGGTCGTGTTTGGATTATCGTATAGTGTAGGAACACCATTTGTCCATGTGCCAGCTTGACCCGCAAATACATAATATCCAGAAGACACAGAGTTAACAAACGCCTGAGCATTCTGAAGTCTATATTTGTTTGTGAGTAGTTGAGTAGTAGTTCCCATTATTAATCCTAATGTGTAGTCGGACCAGTATTAGCGTTAGATATTTCCACTTGCTTGGATATTGTACTTGTTTTTACAACAGCGCCAAACAACTTAGTTCCTGCCATGTGAACAACATCTTCTACCATTTGTTCATACTGACTTGGATCGAGTGATGATTTAATCTCATAAGAAAATGTCTGATAATATTCACCGTCTTGTAGATACTTATCAGCAGACAAAAAGCCCTTTGTCGATGAGTAGAACCCAGCGCCAACACCTTGTTTGCCTAGATTGACAATAGCTGTACCAGTTCTTGTTCCATCATTCGATGAGAATGTAACAGTTTCAGCATTGACATAACCAATACCAGATGTTTGAACGGCAAGTGATGTGACAGTACCTGTTTCTGTAACAACGTTTGCCGTTACATTTGCATTATCGCCTGCATAGCTTGATATTGTGTTTGCGGCGACATAAACAACATTTGCGGAAGTACCACTCTGTAAACCAACAATATTGTTTCCAGTTACACTAAAATCTTGATTGACAGACCAACGACGAACACTCATCACATTATTATTTACAGATAGAACTTTACCAATCGCTGTGCCATATGATGTGAGACCGACTGAACTTACATTTGATGTTGCGAGTGACGTTAATCCGAAAACATTCTGTGAAGCCACAAATGTTGTTGTATTCGAAACGTTGGCGGTATTAATAGGGCTAGAGACATAAAGAACATTCGCTTGTGGAATATTCGATACCACACCAATAGAAGATAGAATAGACACAGAAGATGCGACATTCTCGGTGCTTGGTGCTGATGCTAGTTGTAATGCCGTTGAGTTGATAACACTAGTGACAAATCGTAAGTCTTTACCGCCGATTAGAATATAGTTATTCGCAGCAAAGGTAGAAGTAAAGTTTGGTGCACCTGTATTGGCCAACAGAATAGAACTAACGCTATTTGCAAGATATGTGCCAGCAGGTGTACTGTTTACTTGATATACAGACTCACCAGCAGTAAATGAAGGCTTTGTGGTGAGATTTACAGTTATGGCATTATTTGTTGCAACATTCTGCGTGACTTCTTCATTTAAGAGGAAAGAACCGCTAGAGTTTGCAATAGTGATTACATAATCTTGTTTGTTAAGTGCCGCCACGTATGGCTGATAGATTTCGACATATGGTGAATGATTATAGTTTTCACCAGGATTTGTCTGTAAAATAGATTCAATCTCGCCAACTTGTAGAACGCTGAACGATAGAATATCATTTAAATAACCAACAGTCAAGTTTGCCGATGGAAACTTAGGGAATCCATAACTAATAGCATTTAATGATAATGAAAGATATAGCTGACCGTTACTATTATATCCACCAATCATATCGGTGTAATCAAAGATCGTTTCAGATGAGTTGATTACTCCCAACACCATATTCGCATAAGTGCCAGTTGAAATGCTGATGATATTGGCCGAAACGTTCTGTGCAGCAGAGACAGCAGAAATAACAGCATTTGCGCTAGACACATTGCCTTTTACTTGATACGTAGTGACGAACGCACCGTTTGATACGTTCAATGTCAACTGCGAGGAGTTTGCTGCTAATAGAATACCTGTGGCAACGTTCGCGCTACCATTACTCTGATAGATTAGTTCACCAGGAACAAATGCGGCAGTGTTGCTTGTAACTGTCAAGTATCGTGGATAGTTCGCTACAACATATGTGTATGCGTTTGTGAGCGCGCCAGTCAATCCAATAACACCAATCTCTGTGGTGAAGTTGTTTACTGTAGCAGTGGCACCAGATGTTTGACCTGTTACTGTAACACCAGTACCAAAATAGCTATTTGATAATCCAGTAACAACAAGAGTATTTGATGAATATGTTATTACATTCGCTGTAATGCCATCTGATGTAGTAACTGTCTCGCCTGCTGTAAATGATCCAGTAACACCATAAACAGCAACAGCAGCATTTGCACCATAAGCAAAAGAGTTTGCATATAGATTTGCAGATAGATTTGATGGATTAACAAAAGTTACTTTAGAGAACTTTTCAAATGGCGCACGACTTGTAGGTAATGTTGTGTGAACGTTCGAAAGACCAATGACAGTGTTTGATATTAAAACATTTGCATTATTTGCATATCCCCAGCCACCATCATTTCTTATGAAACTAACGATACCAGTTACGTCTGAAATACCAGTAACACGACCTGTGCCCTGTGCCCCGAACTGGCCATTAAGTGGAACAATATCACCAACATTGAAACCATATCCGCCTTCTTGCACGATAAGTTCGCTGAGTGAACCAAGGACAAAAGGAACGTTGGTTAGATCGTTATCATAGCTGAGTAGTTCACCAGTCTGAAAGTTCTTTTCAGAAACATTTGTGATATAAAATAGATTGATTAGCTGTGCGCCGATCTTGCGCTTGACAATATGATCAACGAATGCAGTTGCACCAGACGAAACACCAGTTACAGTCTTGCCGACAAAGCTTGCGTTACGTGGTGATGCAGTGACTTCTAGATACTGTGGAACAATCCATGTGCCAGAAGATGTTGTGAAAATATCTTCTCCTGGTAGATAAACAGTGATATCTTCACCAAACACCAGATTGAACAAAAGCTTTAGCCCGCGAATGTTACCCTTTGCTCTGTATAGATCAAGGACTTTCTTTACGGTAAGTCTTTTGTCTGCTAGTGATGTATACTGGATGCCCTTCAGATACGTATCGGTAAAATACACCAGGAAGTCATCCAGAGTGGTATCCACGTCAGCATAAGACATTAGCTGTCTAGCCATATAGATAGGATTACCAAGCAGCACAGGCGCACCAGCGACAGCTACAGAACCAACAGCACCTGACGCTGCACCATATATTTGTGTATTAGATAAAAAAGTACCAGAAATGTTCTTGACAGTGATAGTGGAACCTGATATACTCACAACTGTGCCAGATGATATGATATTACCTGTTGAGTCTGATTGGTATACAACTTCGTTATTAGCAAACTCACTAGTCGAATCAATAACAGTTAGTTGTATCACATCATATGACTGTTCCATCCATTCATAATACGCGGTTATAAATGCAATCAGATTAGGTCCCTGTTCATTATAGAATGAAGGGAACTGTGATGGAATCAGATTCGATATAGTTTGTTCGACTTGGCTCAACTTACTGCCTTACGATTTGGACGTTGACAATGATTTCGTCATTTGGAATCTCAAAGATAACATTCTGTGATGTTGAAACATCTTTGACATTTTCTGGCAACTGACAATAGAAACGAATAGCATCACCTACATATGAGTCAACAAAGAAGTTGGTTAGTGTAATGACACCGTTAGTGAAGTCAACAGTACCAACAACATTCGATGGCTGACCAGATACGATCAGATTGCCTGTGTATGTTTGTGTAATGGTATTAAATGAAGCGCCTGTGTCTTCAATGGTATAATAAACACCATCAACAATATACTGAGTGCTGGTTACAGTAGTTCCTGATTGACCTTCAGTGTTGAATGGCATGTTATACGTTAATGTATAGTTCTGTGTTGCAGATGTTGGCAATAGTTTCTTCATAACAGAATATTCTGTCTGATTTGAAATGATGCTTGGATGTGCAGAATCGATTGCTTCTACCAGACGCGAATATAGTAGAGTTGATGCAAAGTTGTCAAGGTACTGTAGATTGTAAGTCTGAATAGCAGATGTAACGAATGTAGAGATATCTGCTGGCTGTAGTGTTGTCTGATTGATATTGTACTTGACAGTGGTAGCAACAGAAGCATACGTGTAGTCTGGTTCAACGAACACAGGAACAATAGTCAATGGCGCACGAGTTGCAAGGAACTGTGAATATTCTGTAACTTTATCTTGTGGAATATTATCAAAGTTATATAGCTTCAATGAGATGAACACTTTGCCGTATTGTGGTGGTGATGTTGTCTCTCCACCATATACTGATATTGCTTGGATCTCTGGATAAGTTACAGTGAGAAGAGTTTCATAATCAGATGTCGTAACTGCGCGCTCTTGTGTTGCAAAGTAGCGTGGAGCATTGAAACGAATCGAGTTGATGTCTTCGCCAATGTCACCGCCTTGTGCTGGCGATACTGTGTTCACCGTGATATTCGATGAACTGCCTAGTGTGCCGTTTGGTGTGAATGTCGCAATACCATTTGGTAGCTGACCATTAGTGATAAGATACGTAGCAGCAACAATCGCTTGATCTGCTGGCCTACGACCAACAACGTTATCACCAAAGATGATTTGATATTGGCTATTGTCTGCACCTTGTAGAAAGTAAACATTTGAGTTCGATGTCAAATCAAGCAATGTCGTTGAAAGTATATATGGAATAACATTAGCACCACCATTCTCAATACTCACAACAGATAGTGATGTGGTATCAATAGTTGGGTTTGATAGTGTGAACTGTTGAACATCTGTGTTGGATGCAGGCTGTACAGTAAATGTATCTGTTACCGAAGTGCCTTCATAGATCGCAACGTTTGATGCATAGAAGTTACCATCTGTATTGGCTTGCACTACGATTGTTTGATTAGTCGAGAATGTGTAGTTGTTTGTGCCTGCTCTGCCAGTAAACGATGTGCCTGATGGAATCGTTAGCAAAACAATAGATGGATCAACATTTGCAACAACTAGATCAACCAGAGCATATGATGATCTGAAAGAACGTGGTACGTAGTTGAGTTCTTTTGCACGAAGAACGACCGAGTCGCGTTGCTGTGCTGTGTCCAGAAACATTTCAGATGCGACCATGTTCATATAGAACGCATTCATATATGTGTTGTATGACAATAGGTCTAAGATTACGCTGAGATTTGAACCATCAAAGTTATAATCTTGGAACTGAGACTGAGACTGTAGAAAAGTTTTGAGACTATTCTTGTAGTCAGCAAAGTCCAGAGATGTCAACGTGATATTGGTATTTGCCATTAGCGTACTCTGTATAATATGGTCGAAAGATAAACGGGTGCTGAACTATTTATCATGTAAAATGAGACGCTAATGTTATACGCATTGTTCTCTTCATCTGGTGTAACATCGACACTGACTTGTTGCGCTCTAGGTTCGAAGTTGTTAATAGCATTCATGATTTCTGTTTCAATGTTATTCTGTGTAAATGATGTCATTGGCTCAAATAGAAAGTTCTGAATGTTCGAACCAAAGTTTTGATTGAACGGTCTTTCGTATTTGTTAGTCAAGATGATGTTCATTACAGATTGTTTTACAGAGTCTTCGTTTTTTCTTAACACAAGATCGTGCAACTCTGGATGCACTAGAAAGCTATCAAACATGTCACTAAAGAGAAGTGATTGCTTGGTAGTCGGTGTGAACTTGTCTTGGTTAAACGATGACTGTGCCATATTATGTTCCTGCTACGGGAATTGGTATTTGATTGAATGTAATACTTGCACTTGTATTTGATGATGTAGCATTATTAGACATAATAATAGCATTTACAATATAGTTTAAAGTAATCGTGTTTGGTGTTGTTCCTAAATAAGGAGCAGAAACAGTAACTAGATTGTTATATACATTCGTAACTGTACAACCATTAGCAAATGCGGGATCAGTTGATGTCAATGCCAAACCAATCACAACATTACTATCTATAGGCGACATCGTTAAGACAGAGGACTGTGATGTACTGATAGTTGCAGAGAATGAACCAGGCGTATTACTTATAGACACTGCTGTTGTATTTGCTGGAATAGATCCATCGGCTGCAACCAACACTTGACCGATTGATACGGCCGTGTTTACATCATAGTGTATAATCTGATTATTGCCAGAAGTCACGGTGCCAGTAAATGGAGTTGATGATACTGTGACATTTGACACGTAAGACTGTACGAAGTCGGAATGAGAAGTTCCAATTTGATCAGCACTACTCAAAAAGTTTTGTGGGCTTGATGTGTCATAGATTGGATAACCCTGACTACCAGATGGTCCCATGACATTAATGATTTGCTGTTGCATCTGAGAAACACGATCAAGCGCGGGCTGCACAGCGCCATTAACTGTGTTTGAAATGTCGTTAACGATACTTTGTGCAGCAGTTGCTGTGGTGAAATCGACAGAGTTCGCAACACCATTAATTCTGCTTACAATGTTATTTGTTATAGGATTATTCGGACCTAATGCACCAGTGACTTGTGATACTGCTTCATGCTGCAATTGAGTTACTGTGGTCATGACTGCATTCTTAACAGCAGTAATAGGAGCAGTAATGGTATTTATGGCTAGATTCTTTAGGCAGTTTATTTCACTTTGTATTTCGCTCAATTCAGAAATAACACAAGCCTCGAGTCGCGGCGCAACTTGCTCGATAACACCAACAAGCTTTGTGACAGCAACAGCAAGTTGTGCCAGTTCGACCACATATTTGATCTGCGCTTCTACTTGAGGAAAGATAGGACCTAATACAAGTTTACCAAGCCACTTGACAATAGAGGTAGGATCAGGCGATGGTAAATGCACAACAGGCAAATACTTTTCAACAATAGCAAGTTCTTGTTTGGCTGCATGTGCAACTTGTGACTTGATCGTATTAAGATTTCGATTGACAACCTTCTGTAGATTATCACAGTTTGTGGTATACTTAATCTGGTTGACTAATTGATTGATCTGCTTTGTTGCGATTTGTATGTCATCGTCAGAGACTGCCCGAGATTTACCAGCAACGTTCTTCGCGGTACGCTGCTTTGCTTTGATGATCTGTATTTCAGGTGGATTAATACTACAAGGGCTTAATGGCGTAGTATCAGAACCAGTGGGTGCAGTGAATCCAAATAGCCCTGGTCCGTTTCCTGCAATACCTGATGTTGGTGGTGTTGATGTCATTGTATAACCTCTATGCTATTGCCGTAACAGAACCACCAGAAACGTATACTGTATCACCAGTTGGTGTTGTAAACGATCCCGAGACTCCAGTATCAGACATGATTGCACCACTAGTAGTAATACCCGATCCAAGCACATGGAGACCACCTGGAGCATACATGGATATATCTGTATCGGAAGTCATCGTAATTGCGCTTGCAACTAGATCGCAATTTCCTGTGACGATTACTGTTGTGTTTCCGCCCACTTGAACGTGTTTGTTTTTAATGATTATTTCCCAGCCATCATCAACAATCTTGGACACACTTTGCCCCGAGTTATTGATTTCAGTGTATGTCCCTGACTTGTGGAAGATTCGGATTCTCTCATGCCCAGGAGTATCGTCATATTCGATCACGTGACCAGATCGTGTTACTGTGACTTGATTGTAAGGATATTTTGCACCATATGCTGACGCTGGCTCATTCATGAATGGCTGTGATGCAATCGTATTTGTGCCTCGCGCTAATGCTGGTACGTCATTGCTATTCTGTGTGCCGTTTGGTAGCTTTGCATAAGTGCCCCAGATCATCGGCAATTGCTTTTCATTGCCGTCTAGATGAAAACCAAACACATGCGTTCCATTGACCATACCAACAGGTGCTTGGCCGACACCAGCATTCGCCGCTGAAGTGGGAGACTGAATAGGAGTAGCCCAAAGCAAGTCTGCTGTTTTGATCTTGGGATCATCATGCTCATTGGTAATACGAACACGAACGCGCCCAAGTTGCTTTGGATCGTTGATATCTTCAACGACACCATGCCACCAGCGAATCCCATTTTCACCCATTCTAGTTGTAGTCATTATGCATAATCCTCATAGAAGCCCTTAATCAGTTCCATGGACATCGTATACGATTGCCCAGATAATGGTGTATTCAATATAATGTGTCTTAAACTTTTGACAAGATAGTTGCCAGCGTACAGTCTATTGTCAGAAGTCGGTGAAGTGTCACCAGTTACGTTTGGTACATTCACGGTGATAACATCGCCTGCCCTGATCGTTACATCACCATTAATATACATCTGATATATATTCTGCCCCATTTTGGTAACAAATGAATGCTTTGGGCCTATTGATGTATCAATATAGTTTTCTGCATATTCACTGCTATGTGGTACAAGTAATGTGGTCGCAGCCGTGTTACCATACTTCTGTTCATATGTAGAAGTGTTTAATGCAATAGGCTTTTTGGAAGCATATTTGAACTTGTTTTGTTGCTGAATATTTACATAGTTTGTTGTCTGCACTTTACCTGTAAGTAAATCAAACCTGCGAACTGTGTTATTCAATGAACCTTGAGTGTGCTTCTTGGTATTGTCTACCAATGTCACTTGCTGAATATCCAGAAGACTGCGATAGTTGTTCTTTAACGAATCTGTGGTCTGTGTCTTGTCATAGATGAACGATGCTCTAATGTTGTTTTGACCACGATCTAAACAATATTCCATGGACAATAGATTGAACCCATCTTGATTTTCAAAAAAACAATATGAAGACGAAGCGTACTGCTGTGAGACTGCACGCTTTCTGTGAAAGTCAATCGCTTGGAATGGCCTTAGTCGGCTGATTAGATTTGTCTGAGAACCCTTAGTAGGCTCTGTGGTGAACTTCTTTTTGGTATTCAGATGTTTCTTCAGAATATTATCGATAATAGAATCAATCGTGCCCGTTTGCTTTTCACTAATATATTGTGAAGTGTTTGTGACAAACTCTGGGCTAATACAATGAACAGCATACGTTCTTGAAGTACCTGTCTGATTGAACATATGACCACCTTGTCTTACAACTTGAAAGGTGTGGTCGAATATTGTATCAACTCCAGGGTTTTGAAATGATACTTCAATGAGTTCTTCACCAATGATCGGATAAGATGTAACGATGTCCACCGAATCGATGAAGAGAATATCAGCGCGCATACATGGAAACATCATGTCTTCATAGATATCAATGGAAACAACATACTGTGTGACATCAATAGATTGCTTGCTCCCACTCACCGATGAGAGCATGACTTTATTGATTTGTACCGAATCTGGTTTGGTATATTGTTGTGTCATTATGTCAGCAATAGGTCTTTAAGTTGTTGCGTGGCTTGGATTGCATAGCTATTATCTAGAAGGCTGATGTTCTTGTTTTGAGTATTCTTTGACGTCTCAACATCATATGCGGTTACTGGTGTCCAGTAATACCATTCATTTGTTGGAATATTTGTTGCAACTGTTGTAACTGAAGAAACAGTTGCAGATGCGTTTGAGTAGAACCCTGTGATTGGTCCAGTTGTTGCACCATAGATAGAAGTGTTACTCACTACTTGACCAGAGATGTGCTGGATTGTCATCTCTGAAGTATTGGCATATACAACGGTACCTATTGTGTAACCATTCTGCTGAACAGTCTCACCCACGTTGAATGAAATAGTGTTAACACCTTCTGGTCCTGTCATGTCATATCCACTCTCTGTGTCAATGACCAATCCACCTTCTGTGGTTATTTCATTTGAATAAGAAAACTGAAGCTGTTGGATCATGTTTGTTGATACAATCCAATCTTCCTGTTTGCGCACATACTCGTAGATGTTGTTGTTATAATCTAAGTTTGGTGACCAGTATTTCTGAAAACTTGTAGGCAACAAGTTAAACTCTGTGGGTGATATGATAGAACTATCTGTTGCCCAGTTTGTCTGAAAGTATTGAATGTAACTTTGCGCGAAGCTGACCGAACCATATTTTTGAATGATAAACTGATTTAAGTTTGTATCAGTGAGAGGAAAGTCATAATATGGATCTGTGATCTGATTTGCTAAAGAGATTAGCCATACATAATCTGGATTGCCATAGTAGTCATAAGATAGATTGTCTGGTCTTGTGTTGTCTGGAATGGTATAATCATAATATGACTGTAGGTTGTCTAAGGCTAGCTTGGACATGTTGACACGCGACATCAAGTTGATAGCTGGGCTACCATTGTAGTTGATTACGGGAAACTTCTTAAAGTATTGTGTCATATTAGTCGGAGCCTGTAATATTTTCAGTTTCTACAGTTTGTATTGGCGGCGCGCCAGGAGTTTGCGCCGCTGCTGCGCCAGAATCTGTTGGTTTTGTGTTTTTATTGCCCGATGTTGGTGGCGTAGCGCCTCCTGCTGGTATGCCTAGTATTTCAAGCCCTGTCTTCGCACCTTGACTTGCTTTAGCTGGTACTGGACTTGTTTTAGACTGGTTTACCAGCTGGTAATCGCCTGGCAATCTGATCTGCATTTCTTCTAATGCGATAGACAACTCCACAAACACCGGTGCGCCTGTAGTGCTATAAAATGAAGGTGATTTGGAGGCAGGCGAATATCTAACATTAACCGCAGTGATAACACAAGGCTTGAAGTCTGTCATATAGTCCTGTGCATTTTTAGGAAAAAAGGCAGGCTGAACGATATTTGGATACTGAAAGATCAGACTTGACCCTTTAGTGAAGTTCGGCAACTGTGCTTGTTTTAGGGCAACAACAATATTTTTGATAATATCTGTTTCTTCTTTATTTCTAGCAGACAATAGCCAAGAGAACTGAAATCTTCTGAAGTCAACTTGCTTGAACGTCATAGCAAGTGCTGGGTTTGGTGCCAGACCAGTTTGAGATTCTATTGTGCCAGCCATTTCAGCAGAAGCATTTTTAGCAAAACTATCTGCGATGTATAATAGAGCATCACCTCCTAAATCGGATATCATGGTGTTTGCTGAGTTATTATCTGGAGCCGCGGCCTTGCTGCCCTGGCTGTTGCCAAGAAAGTTCCTTAAAACACTTTGTATTGCGTTTGAGTTCTCTAGAGCATTACCCCAATGACCCAAAGAACTATCATTCCATTGTGTACTTGTATTGTCTGTTAGTCCTTCACCATCAGGAAGAGGCAAAGCAATAGTATAAAGAACGTCTAGTGTGGTGTTTGATGTCGGTTTCGATCTTACGTATTTCGACACACTCAATACCATATAATATTTTGGCAACTCTTTAGGATAAGAAATCGCATAAGTACCAGAAGTAGCTTTTTGTGTAGTTGCTGTTTTTTGTGCAGGATTAGATTTGCTATTGTCGCCCTTATCTAATGCGTTTGCAGATGGGTTGAATGTAGCACTTCCAGATAAAGCCGCATCTGAAATAGGAGAAGATAGATTACTGACACTAGTCATAACAACACCAGCAGCCGCCATCGAATACTGAGTTGTACTAGGAACACCGCCTGGGCTGATGCCATTACCTGCACTTGGAACAAGACCTTGTGGAACTGCCGCAATGTTTGCAAGTGATTGATAGTTTGATGTATCGGCCATTTCGTTCCCTATAAATACGATGCACAAACTATTTATAGAGAAAAAATGAAAGGCAAGTTCATCTTCTCTATTTTGAGTAAAGTTCTCTTTCCGTCATCACAACAAACTCCCAGCCCTTGTCATCCGCATGTTCTTTCGCTGCTTTCCATTTGGCTTGGTTAACAACATACGTCTTTACTTCTTCAATGTATCGCTTTGTTTGTGTTTTAGGTCTTTTTGGTTCCTGTGTTTGCGCATATGGTTTGATTTCAACCAATATAACTTTGCCGTCTTTTTTCTTTATTAGTACGTCTGGAAAGTATCGGTGATATCTGCCATCTATAGGAGAGACATAAGGTATTGTCATTTCTTCTGATGCCCATCCTGATATCTCTGGATGCTTGTCACAATACATAAAGAAGTGTAGTTCCCAAGAACTTCTGTATATTATGTTTGTGGGATCTCCCATATACTTACTTGGATTTTTGGGAGTGAACTTACCTTTTGACATGGATACGTATCCAGCTTTTCCTGTTGTTATATTATTAATACATTGTTCTGCGCCTGTTTTATTTAGTCTAGCGATAGATAAAGTAGACTTGAAATCTCGAAAACATATTCGACATTCCATATCAGATGTATAAATAGACATAGCTGATGCTCCTTGTAAGCGTTAGAGTAGATGGGTTTCTTGGCGGTCACCGCGATCTACATTATTATTTATAGTTTTAGGATATTCGACATCGCAATAGGTTTATTCGATCAGACATTAGCACAAGGCATTCGACAGGGGCAAGTTCCTGGGCGAACAACAGAGGCACGTAACTGGTTTCGAAACACCGCCAAGAAGCTTTCCAGTATTACCGAAACGCGACTTCTAGCGAACAAAACAGCACTGACGAATCAGATACAGGTTGGTCGAATGTATATGTTCCAGTACGATCCAAAGTACAAAAAGACTTTGCCCTACTACGATAGATTCCCATTGATCTTCCCACTGAAAAAGACTCCAGACGGCTTTCTCGGCATCAATCTACACTATCTACCACCAGTGCTTCGTGCGAAGTTGATGGACATGCTTTACACATATGTCAATGATCCAAATCTGAGTGATAACGCTAAGTTGAATATCAGTTATAACATATTGAATGCTGCGGCTACGAATAAGTACATCAAGCCTTGCATCAAGCAGTATCTAACAGGTCATCTAAGATCGAAGTTTATCTATATTGTTCCAGCAGAATGGGACATCGCATTGTTTCTACCTGTTGAGAACTTCGCGAAAGCAAGCAAAGATCAAGTCTGGAAAGATTCTAAGCAGATTATCAATAGAGGTTCAAGATAATGCCATCTAATCCACCTACTAATACACCAACAGGTCCAGACTCGCCCCAAGGTCCGGAAATTGTGGTAAGTGGCCGCACATTGCCACCGCCACCGCCTGTGGATCCTCAAGAGTTTTCTATCGAAAGGTTCAAAGCAAAGCTATCTGGCGCAGGAGGAACTTTAAGATCGACTTTATATAGAGTCGTTTTTACTGGTTCTAGATTAGACGATGAGGTGTACAAGTTCTTGGCAGAAAGAGTTGAACTTCCAGATGTTTCTCTAGACACCGAAAAGATCAGACGTTTTGGATATGGTCCATTAGAAGATGTTCCGTATCGCCCAGTGTTTCAGCCATTACGTGTGACTATCATTGCTCCAGAAAGTCGGGTGATAGGTATCGCTGATCTTGTTAACACACTTTCAGGGACCACACCATTTAACACAACGAATAAGAAATCATATAATATGGCCAGCAACAATCTGAATATAAGTGTTGCTGGCGGAAAATTCGCAAAGACAGCATCTCCTTATGAGGTTGCGTATAAAGATGATATTGTTTTTACAACAAAAGTTATTGTTTATACTGCCAAGGCCAAGGAGTTGATTACATACAACTTCAATCAATGTTTTCTTAGATCAATGTCACCTATCGATTTATCGTGGAGTGCAACAGATCAATACGTCAAAGTAGACATGACTATAGGTTATACTGATTTTTATCTAACGTAATACAAGGAGATTATTATGGCTTTACCAAAACTCAAAGTGCCTTTGTTTGATGTGACTATTCCTTCAACAAACAAGAATGCCAAGTTTCGCCCGTTTCTTGTCAAAGAAGAGAAGATTCTTCTCATGGCACAAGCAGGCGGAACAAAGAAAGAAATCGTCAACGCGCTGAAGCAGATCATCAACAACTGTGTGGTGTTATCTGACGGCTCTTCGGTTGATGTCGATCATCTTACCACATTCGATCTAGAATATCTTTTCATCAAAATCAGAGCCAAGTCTGTGGACAACATGGTGAAGCTGAGATATATGGATCATGAAGACCAAAAGCATTATGACTTCGAAGTTCCACTAGATCAAATCGAAATCGTTCATACACCAGAACACAAGAACAAGATCAAAGTAGACAAAGAAGTTGGAGTTGTTCTAAAGTATCCAACTGCAACTATGATTCTCAAAATGGAAGAACTTGACATCGCGGAAGAAGATGCTGCATTGTTCATGATATCTTCATGTATTGATTACGTCTATGATGCCGAGAACGTTTATCCAGCGAAAGATGAAACGCCAGAAGAACTACAGACATTTGTGGAATCTTTAAGTGTGTCTGCCTTTACCGATATTCAGAAGTTCTTTGATACTATGCCTAAGTTATATTACAAGATCGAATATACAAACAGCATGGGAACAGAACGAGAAATCGAACTGTCTTCGCTAGATGATTTTTTTACCTTGGTTTGATGCACAATGATCTGGGTGGTTACTATTCTTTGATATTTTCTATGAAAAAATATCATAATTACACTATTGATGAAATAGAAAATCTAATACCCTTTGAGCGTGATATCTACGTTAATATGATCAAAGAGGAAATAGAAGCCGAAAAGAACAGTCAGTAAAGAAAGCGAGTAAGAATGATTCCTCTAATCATAGGTGCTATCGAAGCTGGCGAGATGATTGCTGGTGCCGCTGAAGTTGGTGGGATTGCAGCAGAAGGTGGTGCTATTGCAGCAGAAGGTGGCGCCATGGCCGCTGAAGGTGGCGCTATTGCAGGCGAAGCAGCAGAAGCTGGTGTCGCTGCTAAAAGAGGCGGTGGCATCATTAACAAGTTGATTGGTGCTGAAGAGATAGGTGAGATTGGAAAAACCGTTCGGTCGATCTTTGGTAAAAACAAAGACGATAAAGCAGATAACACAGAATCGGTAGAAAAAGAAACATCATCGGGCACATATGCTGGCTCAACTAGCACCTCTGCTTCAGAAAACTTTGATGATGTAAATCGAAACATCTCAAAACAAGAATCTCTTTTGACAAAAGGATTCTGGTTCGGCAGAAATCAAAAGCCAGATCCACGTGATGTTGAACAAGCGATGCAACGCAACACTATGGCGTTGATCGTTTCTAGACTTACGCTTATTGATAACAAGTTGTCACGACTAGACAACCATATGCTCGGCATCAAGAAAGTTTTGAGCGATCACCTCACATTAGAACGTGATCGCATAGCAGAGCAAGAGATATCGAGCCAGGAAGAAACTCTAAAATATTCTACTAAAGATTCTTATCCATGGCTAGCCAAAGCCAAAGGGCTAAACGATAAGTCTGGCGGTTCTATTCTTCCATTTCTAACCGTTGCTTTGATGCCGACGATACTTGATTGGTATAACAAGTTCGCAAAATGGACATGGGATGGTACACAAAGATTAGCTGCTGGATTACTAGTTGCATCTAAAACTCTGACACGATCTTTAGAGGGCTTGTCTCAATGGGCTTCCAGAACAGGAAGTACACTGTTAGCAAAGTTGCAGCCTTTTGAAGGCAGTGTAACTAAGATATCACAAGTTGGTGAAGAAGAGGAGTATCTTCGCAGCATGTTTGACTCATTTTATAAGCAAAGTCGCGGTGAGTTCGGGCAAGGCACAAAACAATCATTGAAGTCTGCACAAAGAGCATTGCTAAAATACGTAGTATCGAAAGATCCTAAAAAGTTCAACGAATCTTTCAAGAATATGTTTTCAAATAAACAAGCTTATGAGTCTGGCAAACCAATCGCGATGGCACAAGATGAAGTTGTTACCAGAGAAGCGGACTCATTAGGTAAAATGCTTGCAAAAGGTGCAGGTCGTGGCGCAATGAAAATGTCAAGTAAAGCGGCAAAGGCACTCAGCTATCTTGTCCCTATTAGAGGAATACTTCAGGGAATAGCAAAGTATGCTAAGTTTCTGATGTTCTTAGATCCATTGATTGCTTTGTTAAAAGTTGGTATTGGCATAGGATCATGGAATGAAGTCGAAAAGGCCTTTGTAAGAGCATTAGGTGCATTCATTGGAGCAGAGTTAGGTGCCGCTGGTGGTGCAGCGGCAGGTGGCGCGCTCTTTGGTGCTTTGGGTACTGTCATACCAGGTGTGGGCAATCTAGTTGGTGCCGCAGTAGGCAGCGTGGTGGGTGGACTTATCGGAGGCTTTGGTGGTGCTAGTGTAGGTGAGTATCTTGCAACAAAGATTTGGCAGATCATCACTGGCGAAAAGACAGTAGTTGATGTAGCATCTGATGTGGCTTCTGATGCATTGAACCAAGCAAAAATAGCTGCTGGTCTAATCACAGGTACAACACCAGTAACTGCTGGCAACATTGCAACTGCTGGAGGATTCAATCCTGCAACTGCTGGCGACAAAAAAAATACAGTCGGTGGCGGCGGTGGACAGACAGAAATCGCCGATTCGTCATATGATATTGTATTGGGATATGGAAAGTTTGGTAAAATCCAAGATATGTTCCCAGGTAAGAAGTTAACTCAACTAAAAGTATCAGAAGTATTCGATTTCCAAAAAAACGTTTTGATACCTAACTCTAGAGGTAAGTTGCCACATGGCGCTGATAGTGGATTAGGTGCATATTCTATAAACAGTGCTACACTACAAACTATTATGGACAATGGTATCATTTCTCCTAATGATACTTTTGATAAGACTACACAAGACAAAGCAGCTAAATGGTTATACGAACATAATCAGAAGAATCACAAACTACAGAACACCTGGAACTTCTTTAGAAAGCATCCAGATGCTTCTGGTATGTCATTCGAACAAGCGAAATCTTCTATCGTACATGATGAAGGAACAGATAGAAATGTTCGACCAGATAAATCTGAAAAGGGATCTTCACCACCTTATTCTTCTAAAACTATGGAATCCAGTTCAGGATCAATGAGAAGTACAATGCCTATGAGAGGTGTTAAGTTGAACCAATCACAGCAATACGGTATTCCTTCTCCATTTGCTTCAACATCGTATGAAGATCGTGTCTCAGTATTCTTCAATGCAAATGAGCCTGCTATGGGCGTCGGTATGGGCTAATGATACCGAATGTAACCATCAACTCTTTTTGGTCTAAATCCAAAAAGCCTAAAGAAGAAGTAGAGGTCGTAACTAAAGTTCTCACTGAAGAGAACCGCATTAGTGCGCTTACGCATGATTTGGGTGTTGCTATTCTGTCTGCCGTTGGAATATTTTCTATAACAAAGAAAATAGATGCTGTTAAGTTGCAGCCAAAAATGGAAACAAACCCAGAAGAACTTGCTGTAACCAAAGAACAGAATGATGATGGTGACATGGGAGGCATGATTGCTGGCATTGTTGTTGCTGCATCTGTATTGATTGCAGGATTCGGCGAAAACATTTTCAAAATGTTAAAGAAGATGTTCGTTACGGTAGAGACTACACTATCAACAGTTATGGACAATGTATATGACACTTTGATGTCTATTGTTAATATCGGAGTGAGTGATAGAGGACAAACAAAAGCTGCGAATGTGTCACAATATGAACAGACATCAAATGTAGATCAAGGCGATAAGAGTAAGCCTTATACAGTTGAAGATGAAAGAAAAGATGACGAACGCAAGGTAAAAGAAGCTGCTTCGAATATATCAGGCACCGCTGGGCAAACGAATCAAAAGAAATCTGCTCCCACATTAGTTTCACAACAAAAAGAATCTGACATTAAAAGACTAGACGTTACATCAGTTCCTATGGGAGCAGGTGAACAGATAGACTATACTGAAGGAGATGAATATGGTTCTACTGTGTCTGTGTCTAAAAATGAAGAAACGACAAAAATAAGTCTTTCAGATAAGCCAGCATCTGGTCCAAAAAGAAATCCTAACAGTCGTTCTGATTTGCCTAATATGCCTTTACCAAAAGTAAGGCCATTAACTGCACAAGAAGTTGAGGGAGTTAATCTCAAAACCGATCCTTCTAATCCCGTCACACTTCACGGCATTGATCCAGATATCATTGGTGCATTCAAAAGAATAGAAAAAGATGTCGGCGCCAAGTTAATCATTACAGGTGCGAGAGACGATCACCGTCGCGCTGTAGGACCTGACACAAG